AGGACCCCGTTACAAAAAAATCTTTTATTGAACTTGGCCCAATTAACAATGTGCGTTATTTAGCGCAAAACGCAGCCGGTAATTCAACGCCTGAAAGTCAAGCCTATGCTCAATTGCAAAGGTCTGTCCAAGAAGCAACCAACTTGAAAACGGACGCGGCTAAAGGCGTGCAGACTGACAAAGACGTATTGCGGTTTGCCAACGAACTAATCGCGGCCTTTGGCAAAAACGATACAAAAACTACTTTAGACGCGCTGACTAACTTTGTCTCGTCTACTGACAAGGCGCGCGTTAACGCTCAAAAGCGCATTGATAGCCGCCGTAAATCGCAAGGTGTTGAGCCTTACTATGGCCCTCAAGCGGGCACGTCGCAAAACCCAATCAAACTGGATTAAATATGGCCACCGTTTACGAATACAAAGGCGTTTCGTATGAATTGCCCGACGGCCTTTCAAATGAGGCCGCGCTGGCGCGCATTAAAGCTAGTTTAAGCGAGGCCGCGCCCGAAGTAGCTCCAGCGGCTGCGGCTGCGCCTGCCCCAGTTGCTGCGCCTGGCTTTATTGACCAGCTAAAACGCCAACCTGGGTTAGCGGCCCGCGCTGTAGTGCAGGGGTTGTCTGCGCCCGTAAATATAGTTTCCGATTTTGCAAGTGGTGCATATAACTTAGGCGCTAATTTACTGGGTTCTGAAAGCCGCCTACCTTACATGTCGCAAGCGCAAAGCCGTGGGCTAACGCAGCTGGGCGTTCCAGAGCCAGCTACAACCAGTGAGCGTGCCGCGCAAGCTGGGATGCAAGGACTGGTGTCTGCTGGCGGTATGGCGGCGACGCTACCTAAAACAATATTTGGCGCTGATTTAGTACGGCAACTACCCGCCGCCACAGCAGCTCCTGCTGTAGCGCAGCCCGTGGCAGAAGAAGTCAAAGCTGTAACTGGCAGTGACTTAGCGGCGTTTATAGCTAGCGTCGGTGTGTCGGGTGCGGTTGGCAAAACCGCCGGTAATCTTGCTGACCGAGTAGTGTCTGGCAAACAGCCGGTTGTTACGATGGAGCAAGTGCGTCAGAGCGCACAGCGCGCATACACCAAAGTCAGCGACTTGGGCATCAAACTGACAGCCGACAACGCCAACATCTTGGTCGGTAAGTTAAAAACTCGCCTAGACGCAAAAGACTACATTCCTGAGAACGCTGCGCCCGTTAAAAATGTTTTAGACAAGATTGAAAGCATTGCGGAACGCGGCGACGTGTCGTTTGATAACGTAGACAAAATGCGTAGCTTGGCTAATACCTTAAAGGGCGATAAAGACCAGAACGTCCGACGCTTGGGCAGCGAGTTGATTGCTGGCATTGATGAGCATGTGGCAGCGCTCAAGCCCCGAGATGTGAGCGCAGGGGCGGGTGGTATTGACGAAGCCGTTAAAACAATCGCAAGCGCGCGCAAAGACTTCCGCAATGTCAGCCGCGCTTCGATGTTGGAAAACATTTTGGATGTCGCGGAAGCAAAGGCGTTAAACCCTACCGCTTCGGAGAGCGAGTTGATTCGGCAAGGTTTTATTACGCTTGCGGCAAACAAAAACAAGTTGGCGCTTTTTAATGAGGCCGAGCGCAACGCTATCCGATCTGTCGCCAAGGGCGGCTCACTTGACCCGTTGCTGACCTTAGCTGCTAAGTTCAACCCGCAACGCAGCCAACTAATCGCTGCTGGCGGTGTTGGCGGCGGCGTAGCCAGCCCAGAATCTTTAATGTATACAGTGCCTATCGCCGCTGCTGGATTTACTGCCGATAAGTTGCAAGCTCTGCTGCGCCGCCAAAACGCTGAACGGGCGATGGGTGGTCTGCTTTCCGGCACTACAACAATGCCAGCGCCTTCTCAGTACAGTAGAGGCGTGTTAAGTACCTTGTTAACTCAACCACAGGAGTAAAGCATGGACTGGCTAAAACAAATCGCCCCCACAATCGCCACGGCACTTGGAGGCCCACTGGCTGGCATGGCCGTATCTGCCATCTCCAAGGCTATCGGCGTTGATCCTGAGAAGGTGGGCGACCTGATCTCCAGCAACAAGCTGTCAGCAGACCAGATTGCTCAGGTCAAGATTGCTGAAATTGAACTTCAAAAGCAAGCGCAGGAACTTGGTCTGAACTTCGAAAAGCTGGAAGTTGAAGACCGCAAGTCCGCACGGGATATGCAGTCAATCACCAAGTCAATCATGCCGCCTCTGCTGGCGGGTGCTGTGACTATTGGGTTCTTCTCGATCATGGTGATGATGTTTTTCAACAAGATTGACTCTGGCAACCCTGCCATTTTGATGATGCTGGGGTCACTCGGCACGGCTTGGACGGGCATCATTGCTTATTATTTTGGCTCCAGCGCTGGCTCACAGGCTAAGACCGATTTACTTTCTAAGGCAGCAAAATGAAAGAGAACTTTGACGAAGCCTTGCGGCAAGTGCTGCACCATGAAGGTGGTTTCAGTAATCATCCAAAAGACCCTGGAGGAATGACCAACTTGGGCGTAACTAAGCGCGTCTGGGAGGAGTGGGTCGGGCATGATGTAGATGAACAAGCCATGAGAGCGCTGACACCTGAAATAGTCGGCCCTATGTACAAGGTAAAGTACTGGGACAAAATTAAGGGTGATGACCTACCGGACGGCGTTGACTACATTGTGTTTGACGCTGCTGTCAACAGTGGCCCTGGCAGAGCCGCCAAATGGCTTCAGGCGGCTGTTGGCGCGGTGGCTGATGGGGCTATAGGCCCAGGCACTTTAAAGGCCGTAGCGGACTTCCCCGCCAGCGATCTTATCCATGCGTATCAGTCCAAGCGGCTGGAGTTCTTACAGAACTTGCCGACTTGGGAGACGTTTGGCAAGGGCTGGGGCAGGCGCGTGGCCGAGGTCAGTGTGACTGCTCAGACTTTCGCATAAAGTTATTTTCTTTCCTTGACAGGCCGCCCACGTTTTTTGGGTGTAGCGACTCGCTCCTCAGTTGTAAATGTATGGTTATTGGCGCATCTGCGTCTACGCTCAACAAAGCCACCTAAATTCTTTGTATGCTGGACTGTTGTCCAAGTGTTGCAGATTGGGCATTTCAAGGTGCTGTCTCTCCAGCAGTCACGCCATTGCCGTCAGCGTTGGACGAACTTACCGCACCATGAGGAAATCCGTAAAAAGCCTCGGGTGCGGCTGCACATTCTATTATCATGTGTTCTCCCTTGGTGGTGTGCATGTGTGAATTGTGGTCAGGTCAGCAGTGCGCTTGCCGCATCGTTGGCAGAAGTTGCGCTCCTCTGGCTGTACCGGCAGGGGTGCGGGTGGAGTGATATAGAGAAGGGTTCCTTCAGGTGGGGCATTAGAAAACCACCCATGTACCAACGAGCCATCAAGCCAACGCACCACGCTACCTACCGGCTCCTGCACTGTCAGGGGTGGCTGTGCCAAGGCTTCTTTGATGGCGGTAAGGGTTTCTTCAATATCACGCCAATAATCATCATGAGAACAGCCTCTACTCCACGCCTCAATGCACTCAAGCGACAGCTTCAGTGCTTCGTCTTTGGTCATGCTTGTCCCCTTGCTCGGATGGCAGCGGCGCGATTATGTGCATAGCTGTAACAGTCTTTGCTTTGAAAAGCCATTAATGCAGTACCTTCCTCACAAACCTTCGCACACTCCTCACGCTCTGCTGCTGCCACTATCCTTGCGAACTCATGCAAACTCCAAAGCCCCATACACTCTGCCACGCCATCAGCAAATCCTGCTTGTTTACACAGTTCAACAATTTCTTCTGGCCGCCAAATGATGTCTTCTTGTGTCATATCAGCAAACTCCAAATCCAAAGCCCCGTAAAGAAAAACAGGGCTGCTATCACTACCAGCGCTACCAGAACAAAGCCAACTACAACACTGCCGATCATCTGCCACGCTTCTGGTACGGGCGCAATGTCATCAGGTATTGCTGGATACGGCTTGACCTTGCGAACTACTTCTGGCTCCAGCCCCGCATCAGTAAAGTGACAGAAGTGGTCACACTGGGGTGTGTGGCCGCAAATTCCCCCTGCATCACATACCTTGTTCATGTTGGCTCCTCAGTTTTATCCAAATAAGCCTTCAGCCGCTTGACGCGATTCTTGTTATACGCCACCAGTGCGGATGCGTACTCGACTCCCGTTTCTGCTTGCAGTAGGGCGTGTTCTGCATGCAGTAGCTCATGCGTCACAGCTTGAATCGGCGTGACGGTCTTAAGCATCAGTTTGAGTTCTGTCCATAAATATTTAAGCATGGTCTCTCCTTTTTATATTGTCCATTCTCTTTCTTGACGATTGGAGTTTGACTTAACAGTCTTTCCGGTCAGACGGATCAAGCCAAGTTTCTGCATTTCGTTCAAGCGCCTTGCAATCTGGTTAGGGTCTAGCTTTGAGCAAAGAGAAATTCCATCCTTGCCAAGCGGCCCAATCGTGCTGAGTGCTTCCAAAATTTGAGCGTAATGCGAACTGACATCTGTAATAGATGCTGCCGCCTGGTGGGATGTTGCCGGATCACTGGTGCGTACTCTTGGGAATTGCGGCATGGCGAAAATCTTTTTAAATGCGTCTTTGTAGTCCATGATCCACCTCAAAATGGAATGTCAATTTCATCATCACGCTGATCTGCTTGCCGTGCGCGGTCTTGTGGCTTTGGGTCATTCATGTATGCCCAGCCATCCCAACCGCCTTCGCGCAACGGGATCACGTCGATCTTGAGCATTGGGCCGTTCTTTGTGTCGATCACAGACCCGATACGCTGATAACGCTTTTTTGTTTGGCCTTCGCTGTTGCGGTATTCACCAACGATGCAGGAAACTTCTTTCATAACTTTTGACATTTTTACTCTCCAATGATTAATTTAAGGGCGATAACTTTGGCGTCCACTTCTGCCAAAAACTTCAAGACTTCTTCTTCGGTGATCTTGAGCCAGTCTGCATTTCGATCAACTCGGTAAACAAACAACTGCGCTTTTGCTGGCATTCTTGGATCAAAGACAACATAGTCACACCAAGAGCGATCAGCGCAGCGCATCTGCCACTGCATCTGTGCGTAATATCTTGGGTCAACGGGGTTAGCGCCTTGAGAGTAAGACAGCCAGCACTCCAACGCAGTGCTGGATGATGGGCATTTGATTTCAACCATTCCATCGTCACCCACCAAGCCATCAGGAGAGGCTCCAGCGGCCTCAATGTCGGGATGAGGTATGAACCCCACTTCCTCTACCATCTGCCCCGTATGCGTCTCGTAAGCGGCTCTTGCAAAAGGTTCTTGCTCAATGCCGTGCAGAATTGCGGCATTTGAATAAGACTCAGCCCGAGTGCCTGTAACCCTTTCCAACACCAACTGAGTCATGTAATTATTCCGGCTTGCAGAATACCCAGATTTTGTTTTAGCAAGAACGTCAGACAAACGGCTAGCCGTCACTCGGCCAAGTCGCTGAATGTGCCATGCTTCGGTTTGTTGTTCAATTAAATCCTGTTCCATGTTGTGCCTTTCGTAATGGAGCTAACAGTTTGAAATGAAATGTTGAACTGATTTGCGATGTCTTTAAGCAGTCGCTTCTCACTTCTAAGTTGAATTATTTGAGCCACCTGGTCGTCAGTCAGCTTTGCGTTTGGGTGTCTTTCGCCACTCAAAACGGGTCGGCGATTTTTCTTCATCATGTCCTGAGTGTTTTCTTTTGGTGTGCCAACAAACAAGTGTTCGGGATTGATGCAGCTTGGGTTGTCACATAAGTGGCACACAAGTAAACCGGTTGGAATTTTGGCAACATGAAGCTCATAAGAAGCCCGATGCGCTCTTATCTGTTTCCCACGGTGATGTGTAAGCATCCCATAACCGTCTCTGTCTTTTGCTGCCATCCAGTTCCAACAGCCGTTTTCAGCTACTTCATAACGTAAAAGTTTTTTTGCAATTGGTATAAGTGGTGGGGCCATCATGACTTCTCCTGCTTGGCGCGTTCAACCCGTGACTTTTTGGCCTGAATTACCTTGGCTTGAAGCGCCTGGTTGCCTTCACAAGCCTCAAGTGCGTCTTTGTAAATCTTTGCCAATTCCTCACTGCTACCACTTCCTTCTATTGCTAACAAGTGGTCAGTGATGTCAGGTGTCTTGACCTCGATCCGGCGGCTACCGGCATTTCCATCGTCATCTTCTGGTGCAATGCCGCAAGCTGCCATCAGGCTGTAGCGTCGAGCGTAGGTCAATGCAGACCCATACCCTTGTGGGTCTTGCTTGCTAGCAGGTACATGCAGCTTGCCGCATTCCAGCATCTCGCCTGACTCATGGATAAAGACAGTCTCAACAGTAACTCCGGTCATGTCTTCGCTAGTTCTCTGGACAAGAGCAATGCCAGCCCCGTTTAAGCCTTCAATGACCGCCTCTACGCAAGCTGACAAGTCAGCGTAGCGTGATCGGAAATGTGGGTTTGTGCTGCTTTTAAGGGCAGGGCCAAAGTCTTTTTGAGCCTTGACCATTGCGGTTGCGATATTTTTCATGATTGTTCCTGTGTAAGTTCAATTAAAAGTAGGCCAAGTTCTTGCTCAAAAGTCGCGATCAATTCGTTCTGGGTTTCGATGTGAGCCTCAAGCAGCTCAACATAGCAAGCTAGACGATCTTGCGGGTTATCGCGGCTTTTGTGTGCCAGGTCTTTAAGCCGCTTCATACAGCCTCCAAAATCATCTGTTCGATGCGCTGGACAATTGCGGGGTTAATGATGTCGAGGCACTCAATGTGCGACCCTTCAAGGTAAAGGGCGTAGACTGTGACGATGGCAGACCAGCCTGGGTCGATGTCTGTGGCTGGTTCAGCAGGCTCTAACTCGGCCATGCCGGTGAAGGTGATCCCATCGATGGTTTTGTCAAAAGCGATGTTCATGCTATCTCCTAAAAAGACCCCTACGAAATGTTGGGGCATGCGGTGATTGTAGAGGCCACTAAACACCCGTCAAGCTTTTTTTGTAGGTGTTTTCCCTTGTTAACAACAAATTTAATTGTGTAGTAGAATTGACCAATGACAAAGCAAGAAGCGATTGAAAAAGCCGGTTCACAGTCCAAGTTGGCAAGGCTGTTGGGTGTGACCAGGGGTGCGGTTTTCCAATGGAAGGCTCTGCCGCAGGGGCGCATGTATCAACTGATGGTCATCAGGCCAGAGTGGTTTAACAGATAACGGGGGAAAAGCGGATTCTGCAACTGGAAAGCTGACTCGGGCATCAACTGACAGCGAGGATATAGCAGTGCAGCGAGTACCCCCACCTTTTGATTTTTAGTGTAGAATTTTATTGAAACACGGCTAGGTTGAGCCTGATCTCTCAGCCAAAAAGGGTTACACCTTCCCCTGCCGTTCGTTTCTTTTAAAGGTGCGCGAAAAAGGTAAAACAATGCACTATTACAGACACCACATTGGTGACTTTTTAAAAGACACTGGGCATCTCAGCAATGACCAGATGGGCATCTATCTACGGATGCTTTGGAAATACTACCTAGACGAAAAGCCATTGCACAACGATTGCGAAAGCATTGCGTTTGCTATGCGTTCGGATGAAAAAACCGTGCATTTGATCCTGCGCCATTTCTTTGTTTTGCAGGACGGTGGCTGGCAGCACAATCGATGCGACAAAGAGATTGCTGACTACCATGAGAAGAAGGGAAAGGCAGCAAACAGTGCGAACGCAAGGTGGAGTAATGCGAGTCCAATGCGAACGCATACCGAACGCAATGCGAATGCACCTGTTTTTGATGCTAACCAAGAACCAAGAACCAATAACCAAGAACCAGTATTGAAGAAGCAGCGCGGTTCGCGCTTGCCTATCAATTTTGTTATGCCAGAAGAGTGGATTGTTTTTTGTCAACAAGAGCGTCAAGATTTGAACCCTTACAAGGTTTTTGATTCGTTTAAAGACTTTTGGACTGCAAAGGCTGGGTCTGGTGGTGTTAAGCTGGATTGGCTGGCTACATGGCGAAACTGGGTTCGCAACCAGTCTGTTTCGAAGGCATCGTTTGCTCAGATCAGTTCTGACATAGCCCGAACGACAGTCCCCAGAAACCAAGCCTATGAGGACACTCAGCGCAGATTGAGGGAGGAGGCAGACAGAAATTGCACCGGCCCTTCGTTGGAGGTCTTAGCAAAGATGGCGGCCATTCGCAACGGCGCGAAGGAGAACCATGAATGAGCTGGCTTTATTCGCGGGTGCTGGTGGAGGAATTCTTGGGGGACACCTCCTTGGATGGCGAACAGTCTGCGCTGTCGAGTGGGAAGCCTACCCAGCTAGCGTATTGTGCGCTAGACAAAATGACGGCCTTCTCCCGCCTTTCCCAGTTTGGGATGACATACAAACCTTTGACGGAAAGCCGTGGCGAGGATTCTCTTCCCTTCCTCTCTC